TCGAAAGAGACTCCATACTCGTAACTTAATCTAGTTGCGAGATAGGTGAGGGAGTCTCGATCTAGCCTAAAGGGTCGGACTCTAATACCTCAACACTTCTCAGCGTTGCAATAAAGTCCTCGCCGAAAGGCTTGACAGTCTCACCCGAACGTCTAATTGCATCCCAGCAGAGCCAGTAAATATCTGACTGCTTCTGATCCTCAATTAAGGCTTTATGAAAGCCTTTTTTGGCATATTGCTCAAAGGAATACTCGAGGATTGGAGTTATTTCGAACTCCTGCACCTGTCCGTCAGCCCTTGTTACTTTAAGTTTTGCCATTTGTTAGCCCTTGCTTTCTATCAGGAAGTTGTGATTGCTATTGTACCTGAAACGTTCCAAGTTACTGACTGTGTGCCAAGATCGCCAACTGCGCCGTTAATATCGGTTGTGTTGTTCACAAGGCAGGTCATTGTGTAAAGAGGATTGGTTGCAGATGTAGCAGCAGAAGTTTGCTTAACTGTTACTGTGACGTTTGTGCCCCAAGCAGCTTGCAAGGTTTGTAGGACGTTTGCTGTAGCTGTGTCATTGAGGAAGTCAATAGTGATAGAGGATGCTTCGAGTCCCTTGACGAACTTGTGTCCTGAATCGCCCATTGCTGTAACTTCGAGTTCATCGAAGGTTCTGTTAATTGTGATGCTCTGGACGTGATCGCTGAGTGAAACTGAATTAACAGTCAGTTGTACGCCATTATTTAGAAATACTGCCATTTCAGTTATTCCTCATCTTTCTTTGTTGTTGGTTTTGCTGTTGATGGAGCAACCTGTCCGATTTTCTCCAAGAACGCTTTTTGTTCATCGTGCCAATCTGACATGATTAACTCCATTCCGTTAAAGTGCTTACTGCAATGTCGCAGGTAAGCAAATCGCCTGTGGGTGCGCTTAGTACCGCTGGTGCGCTGACTGCATTGACTTGAAAAGATATTGAGGATGCTGCAAGCAACTGAAAGACGCGCACAATGTCATCCTCGATGCCAGCAAGGTTGCCTTGATTATCGAGCAATGGCACAAGAATAGTTATCTTGAAATTAGCCAATGGTGAGATAGTTGAATACTGGTTGTTATTAGGTGTTAGGTATGGATCGGCAGGGCTGACAATAACGCTGTTAGCAATAGGCGTAGCAGGTGGAAAACTGAACACCGAGTATTTGGTGTTATCAGTAAGTGCTGCCGCTATTGTGCTGCGTAGGGTCGTGATGGATGCCATTAGCCCACCATTGAATTAGGCGCAATGTAAGGCGCAATAAGTCCTCGAATGCGAGCCATGAGCTGATTAGACATTGTGTATGGGCTTGGTGCATAGCCGTCAATAGATACGCCTTGACCTGTTGGTGCTTGGCGAGCCTGATAGATAGCAACTGCAATCATAAGGCTGGCTTCCTGAATAGCAGGAATAGTGGCGGGATCTAAAGATGTTCCGGCATTAACAGAACCATAAGGATTTGTTGCGTGTTTTGGCTGAACTACGCCATTGTTGATGTTATAGCCAATCCAATAATCGCTAACTCCTGTTAGGGTATGGCTGCCATTTAGATGAGCTTCGTTGCCAGTCACTACTACTGTTTGACCAGTATAAAAAACGTCTTTGATGTTAACGTCAAAATAAAGTTTGGCTGTGGTGGCTGTTGATTCATGAGCCACGTTAAAAAATGTGTTATTCCAAATAAAAGGAAGCAGCACGTTATCAGCAGCATCGCAAACTTCTTGCAATACAGCGTCGGCATACAGCGAACCAATGCCAAGAGCTGTGCGAAGTTCCGCAACTGTTGTAAGTGCCATGATTTCCTTTCTAAAGACTCAAGGGGACTGCAAGGGCTCTGGCAGCCCCCTTGAGCGACTTAGGTGGCTTACGCCTTGTTGTTCTTAAACGCACCTGCTCCAACCTTGGTAGCAATTGCTCCAAAGCCGTAGTAGCCGATGGTTACAGAACCATTTGCAGTTGATTCCGCACGTAGGCGGTATGTTGGTGACTCATACCATGTGTATGCGTCTGGGTTCACGATAAGAAGTGATCCATCCTTATCTGTGTTGTTTGCTACTGCAACGTTTGCAGTTACATAGAGATCGAGTCCTGCAACGCGACCGCGCAATGCGCTTGGTGTTGCTGAGCCAGGCTGATTCATTGGGTTGGTCACTTCGTTGTAAATTGGGCGACCATTGTCATTAAGTGACATAAGGTTTGACCATTGTGAAGTGTTGGCAATGATGTTGCGAGCAAATGGATTTGGTAATCCTGCTGTTGCGCTATAAACAGAGGCTGCTCCGCGCGCTACAAATCCTAGCAATTCTGATGCTGTTGGATAAGTGACAGTTGTGGTTGCGTCTAGTGATGCACCTGCAACAAGAGCAGCGTGAACTGCCGTATCAGTTGCCTTTGCGTAAGCTGCTGCCATGTTGCGGACAAGCTCATCAAAAAAGGCTGGAGATGTGCGATCAAGCAATTCAACAGAGAATGTCTGCTGTCCAGCATACTTCTTAACATCTACTGAAAGGAAAGCAGAGTTTTGGTCAGTATCGGAGAAAGCAGCGTTTTCTGCTGTTTCAGCAACTGTTGGCATTGCTGTGATTTTAGGAATCTCAAATGTCATACCTGCATCTGGAAGGACTCCACGTGAGATTGCTTCGATTGATGGTCGGATAGTTGTTCCGAGTGGGTTGATGATTTCTGACAATTGACGTGTTGGTACAAGACCTGCATTGTCAGTTGTGTCATCTGCTGCGCGTAGGTACTGACGAGCTGACTCATCTCCTAGTGCTGCTCGGATTGTGTTTTCCGCATACTTTGCTGCGGTTATTTCGATGCGTGGCTTTGTGTAAGCCATTGCAGTTACAGCAGGGCGAGCAGCTTCAACTGCGGCAGCCTCGACTGTTGGTGTTGCTTCGACTGCTGGAGTGGTTTCTTCCACGTTGGCTGTCTCGCTTTCTGTTGGTTGGATGGTTGGTTCTGCATCAGACTCTTCTGCTGCAATATCAGTAACTTGAGCAGACTTAAATGCTGGCTCTGTTACTAAACTTGTTTCGACCAAGCGAGCGGCTGATACATAAGTGACGCCATCCTTGATCTTTGACTTAATAACTTCTGCGCCGATGCTTAAACCTGATTGTAAGCCTTCCTCGGCAAGAATAAGAGCTTCTGTGCCGCGCTGTGAACGGCTGATAGAAAATACTGCGTAAATAGCATCCTCAGATTCGCTAAATGAAATCATACGACCTAAAGGTTTCTTTGTGTCATGCTGGCTAAGCAATTTGATTGACTTAGGGTCTGAAATCTCGATTGAGCCAGATTCAAAAATGACTTTGCCCATGTTTGTTGATCCAGCCTCGACATTAAGAGGCACAATTTTGCCCGAAATGGTGCGACTCGCTGAATCGGCGGTTAATTCTGCTGAGAAAGTAATTACTTGGTTCATATCATTCCTTTGTTTCCGTTAGGCGTTAAATCAGTCATTTCCATAGCCTGTTCTTGAGTGATGAGCTGTAGGTCAAGCAATTCACGGATAATCTGTAATTCAACCAATGGATCTGTGCGTAAATAGTTATGGTCAATATCAAAGCGGACTTCATTGCCTCGCGCAGTAATATCATCCATCGAAAGTCGATCCTCAATGGCAGAAATAAAGGGCTGCAACGACAAAGTTAAAAATTGCTTGCGTTCATCTTGAACATTGGCGTAAGTCATAGTTGTGTTCTGGTCTGCCGATACATAATATGGCGGGACATTGCAAAGGCGAGCAATTTGAGTTGCTAAATTTTGTATTGCCTCGTTGTAAAGCATATCTTTTGGCGAGAATTGAACTGGCTGGAATTCGAGAGTGCTTGTGAGATATGCGGTTGAGTTATTTTGACGGCTGCGCTTCCAAGCTGCAAGAAGTCCGGAAACTTCAGAAGGTGGCAAGTCGGCTCCGCTATTCTTTAAAATGCCAGACGCCATCGGAGTGGATGCGGAAGTAGCTGCTGCTTTCTGAACATCAATTGCAGCACGAATTGTTGAAATGCCAGTATTCAATATGCCGTCATTGAGTGACTGAAATGTAATAAGTGATCCAAGTCCATCCATCGGTACTGTTGTGCCATCAACTGCGTAAGACTTGACAAAAATGTTGTCTTTATCAAGTGTTGCAGTTACTCGACTGTTAGCAACCCAATCAAAGCGAGATGGTCTGCCATCCTCGGCATAAGTTTCGACTACTTGCCAAAATGCTTGTCCGTAAAATAAAAGCGAATCAACTGTGTAGGCAATAGTCACCGATCGTGGCTGGTGATATGAAGGTTGCTCTAACCAAAGTGGCTTGCCTAATTCCTCACCAGTAGATTTCTTGTACAGCTCTAATGGAATTGCTCCAATTGTGCCAGCAAGAAGGTTGCGGCATCGAGCAAGAGCTGGGACGCCAAGAGCCTCCGTACGACCAACATAGGCATACTGAAAAGGCATCGCATAAGGTGAATATTCACCTAAAACTTGTGGCGCATACTGCGCTTCAACATTCTTTGCTGTTGCGGCTGTAAAGCGCGAAAAGAGACCCATAGGCTGCAATTATACACTACATGTAGTGTCATTCTGTGTATATAGCCGCTACCTGTTGTGGTTTCGATAATAAGTGAACAACCATTGCAGTAGCAATAGCACCAGATACATCTCCTGCCGATTTACGTTTCACAATACGCCAAGCCGAATCATTTGTCTTAGCTGCGCAGTTATTCATCTGCTGAATCCAGTTCTCCTGACCTGCATGGACAAGTCTTTTGGCATTGAGGGCATCGTTCAGTTCTCCACACGCTTGATAGAACGCTGCCCCAGATACGTCTTGGCATATCTGCCCTGAATGAGTCAATTTATCGGCAATGCTCTGAGCTGTGTATTTGTCATAACAGATTTGGCGTGGTCGGTACTGGTCTGCCCAAGCCTTAATATCTACGGCAATTTTTAGATCGTCCACAGAAACCTGTGACTCCCATGTTTGGAGTATGCCAATTCCAATCCGACCATCTGGGAGTATTTGTCCAGCAACAAGAGACGCATTCCTGCGAGACGGACTGACATCGAATGCAAAAACAGTATAGCCGCCCACAGGAATCGTGAGTGTTGAGTCGCTCGTTTCTTCAAGAATGCCATGAGCCCAAGGACTCTGTAGAGAATCGATCCATTGGCATAAAGTTTCAGTTCTAGTATTTTCAATTGGGCTTGTCGCAATGGCTTCCTCAATGGCTTCCTCCGTTATTGTGTAACCCAGCGCAGGGTTGGCTTGCGCCCACGCTGACCGGTCTGTGATCTTGCAATATTGTGGTGCGCTGTATTCATAAAAACCTATGGATTTTGGCGGATTTTCTAAACAACGTTCGCGAAGCGAATTTAATACTTGGCTGAAAGCGTCTCCTGCATTGCTGCACAGAAGCGTCTGAGAATTTGGATGCGCTCTAGTCGTTGGTGTTGCAGCTCTGTATCCTTCCTCGCTAATCTCTCGGAGCTCGTCAATGAATAAAAGTCCGTTGACAGATCGCCCGCGAGAGCCGTCTCTAGTTGCCGCGACAACATCAAGCCTTGCTCCAGATAACATTTCAATTGACTCAGTTCCATTTGCGTAACGTATTTGCTTGACGAATCCCTTGAAATGGTCATTATTCTCCAGTACCTGAGTTACTTGTCTAAATGTGTCCAAAGCCATGCTTCTATTAGAGGACATGATTAAAACGTTGGTTTCCCACTTAATAAGGTGGGCAAGTATAAGCATTCGCGCTAGGTGCGTTTTTCCGTTTTGTCTGGCAATGAGAAGCAGGTTTGTTTTGCGAATCCACAGATCTTTCTTATCAACTGTAAGCATATCCTTGAGAACATACTCCTGCCACGGCAAAAGCGGCATGCCGATAATCTCGCACAGCTGCTTTACATCATCGAGTTTTGATTTACCTTTAAGAGGAATGTTTTGAAGCCTTGGTTTGGTTGCCCCTCGGAGCTGTTTGAATCGATTGGGTGGCATCGGGTTAATTCGTGACCGGTCTGGCTGTGAACGGACTGTCTTGGTGAATTACGGACTGTGTCAGGGAGGGATTGCCAGA